AAATTAAACCAATGAACGGAAAATAATTATGTTTGGTATAGATGACATCATTGGCGTTGGAATGAAAATCCTAGACAAAGTAATTCCTGACCCAGCTGCTAAAGCAGAAGCACAAGCCAAATTGTTAGAGCTACAACAACAAGGTAGGCTAGCAGAGCTACAAGCAGACCAAACAGAAATGCAAGAAGTAACAAAACGTCAAGAATCTGATATGGCATCGGATAGCTGGCTTTCTAAAAACATACGTCCTATGACGCTTATTGCTATTTTAGCTGGGTATTTTATATTTGCCATGATGTCGGCTTTTAATTTAGATACTAACAAAACGTATGTAGAGTTGCTTGGGCAGTGGGGTATGCTCATTATGTCCTTTTACTTTGGTGGGCGTACTCTTGAAAAAATTATGGATATGAAAAGCAAAAACAATGAGTCTAAGTAATGCCCTTACAGCTTTAGGTATTGACCCTAAATGGGAGGAGCCTTTGCAGGCTGCCTTTGATAAATATGACATTAATACATCCAAGCGTCAAGCAGCGTTTATTGGTCAGTGTGCTCATGAGTCTGCTAATTTTAAAGTCCTACAAGAAAATTTAAACTACAGCGCTGAAGGATTAATGAAAACTTGGCCTTCTAGATTTCCTGATTTGCAAACCGCTAACCAATACGCACGCCAACCCGCTAAGATTGCAGGCAAAGTCTATAATGGACGTCTCGGTAATACCAGCGAAGAAGAAGCTGCTAAATATTTAGGCAGGGGTTTAATTCAGCTAACTGGCAAAGAAAACTATGAGCGATGTGGAAGTGCAATTGGCGTTGACCTTGTTAATCAACCTACTCTTTTGGTTGAGCCTAGCCATGCTGCTATGTCTGCGGGATGGTTCTGGAACAAAAAAGGATTAAATGAATTAGCCGACCAACAAGAACATGGTCAGATTACTAAACGTATTAACGGTGGAACCCTTGGTTTAGATGATAGACTTCTTAAAACTACCAAAGCACTTGCCGCATTAGGATAAGTTATGCCATTACAAAAACTAGTCTTTAAGCCCGGTATCAATAAAGAGGGCACAAACTACACCAATGAAGGTGGTTGGTTTGATTGCGATAAAGTTCGCTTTCGTTCTGGTAATGCAGAAAAGATTGGTGGTTGGACACGTCTATCTAACAACACGTTTGTAGGAGTTTGTCGTGCGCTTTGGAATTGGGGTACATTATCTGGTTCTAACTTATTAGGTGTTGGTACAAGTAAAAAATATTATGTTGAGCAGGGCGGTACATATAACGACATAACTCCATTACTATTAAATAGCAGTGGTAGTACAACTACTACTTTAGGAGCTAGCCCTTTAGGCACAACAAACGGTTCGGCTACAGTAACAGTAAACGATGCGGTTAGCGGCATTACTCCAAGCGTTGGAGACTATGTAATTTTAACTAGCACTGCAGCTGTTGGGGGTTTAAGTATTAATGGTGAGTACATAGTAACAAAAGTTAATACCGCTATACAATATGAAATAACAGCAAGCAGCACTGCAACTTCTACTGCATCGGGTGGTGGAACAGTAACTGTTAAGTATGAATACCCAATTGGTGGTGATACGTATACTACAAGTACGGGGTGGGGTGCAGGAAGTTGGTCGCCTACAGATACGGTTACTTTAGGGGTAAATCCTTTTGCAGTTGCGGGGGGTAGCACTACTGTTACTGTAACTCAAACCGCTCACGGCTATTTAAAAAGTGCAGGTGCTTTTACCGTAGGGGCGCAATACAAAATTGTTGCCGTAGGCTCTACTGACTTTACTTTAATTGGTGCATCGGCAAACACAGTTGGAACAATATTTACTGCAACTGGGGCGGGTACTGGATCAGGTACGGCTTCTATTGTTTGGGTAGCTTTTTTAGGCGCTACAAACGTAGTTGCAACTCCTACTGTTTATGGGTTTAGTACTGGTACTTACGGGTTTAGTACTGGCACTTATGGAATGCTTGGTGTTGGGACTGCCCCTGTTATACCGGCTACTTTTATAAATGGTAGAGCTTTTGAAATTACTTATGTAAACGCTAATACTTACACTATAACTATTGTTGCAGCTGCACCTTATGGTGGTGTCGGTGGCGGTAGTTCTGTTATCGCTTACCCAGAATTTGGTATACGTCCTTGGGGTTCTGCTGCGGATGTTGGTATTGCCCAACAGATTCGTTTGTGGACTAATGACAATTTTGGTCAAGAGTTGTTTATTGCCCCTCGTGGAGGTGCGCTTTATTATTGGCTGCCAGCAGGACAAAGTTATCCAAGTACGCTTGCTGGAGGCTATACAACTAGAGCGCAATCTTTAGCAGTCGAATCAACAGCCGCAGGTTACTCAGGTCAATTTGTACCAAATACAACAAATCAAGTTCTTGGTTCAGCTATTCAACGTTTTGTTATAGCTTTTGGTTCTAACCCATATGACCCTACAAATTCAGAAACAACTTTTGATCCTTTATTAGTTCGTTGGTCAGATCAAGAAAATCCTTATGAATGGGTACCTGCAGTAACAAACCAGTCTGGTGAATACCGTCTTAATATTGGTTCTTATATTATGTGTGGGCGTTCTACCCGTCAAGAGATATTAGTTTGGACTGATGCCGCTATTTACTCTATGCAGTACCTTGGACCTCCTTATGTTTGGGGTTTCCAGTTATTGCAAGACAATATATCTATTATGGGTCCAAATGCTTCTATTACGGTTAACAACGTAACTTACTGGATGGGTACTGATAAGTTCTATCGCTATACTGGTCGTGTAGAAACTTTGCCTTGTACATTACGTCAATATGTTTATCAAGACATTAATCAAAATCAAAACTTCCAAGTATACGCAGGCAGCGTAGAAGGATATAACGAGATTTGGTGGTTCTATTGCTCTGCTAATAGCGATCAAGTTGATAAATATGTCATATACAATTATGTAGATAATGTTTGGTATTACGGTAGTATGAGCCGCACTGCTTGGTTAGATTCTGGATTACGTACATATCCAATGGGTGCAGATACTACTAATTTCCGAGTCCTTTACCATGAAGTTGGTAATGATGACGTATCAGGATTAACTGCCGTACCAATTGTAGCTTATGCCCAATCTTCTGATTTTGATATTGGTGATGGGTATAACTTTGGATTTGTTTGGCGCATACTACCTGATTTAACATTTAATGGCTCTAATGCAAATGCACCAGAAGCTACTATGGTAGTACTGCCTCGTGTTAACTCCGGTACTGCATACGGCACGCCCGACCCACAAGCTGTATCAACTACACAAAGCTATGTTGACAGACACACCTACCCGGTGCAACAATTTACTGGACAGGTTTACACCCGTATTAGAGGTAGGCAAATGGCGTTTAGAATTGAGTCTACTGGGTTAGGTGTAGCTTGGCAAATGGGTTATCCACGTATTGACATAAGACAAGATGGACGCAGATAATGGCATATAATGCTCCGTTACGTGCACCAAAAGCACCCAATTTACCTAATGCCCCAATGGAAGGGTATAACTCTGGGTATTTTGACCAGTACTCTAACGTACTTCGTTTGTACTTTAACCAAATTGATAACTTTACCCAAGCAGCTGCTATCCCCCTTTCTGGAACAACTGCACAAAGGCCTGTAAGCACAGCGCAAGCAACGTTAGCAGTAGGGCAGATTTATTACGATACTACGTTAGATAGACCTATTTGGTGGAACGGTACTGTATGGAAAAAAGCTGACGGAACAACTGTTTAACATGATAAAATCAACCAAATCTATTCCCAAGGGGCAAGTATGAGCCTACACCACATAGCAAAACACCTAGAAGATAAAGGTCGGGGTAAAGACTCCGTTTTAGTCCATATGACCCCTAGCGAGGTTAATGGTCTTCAAGCCTTAGCTAAAGCGCATGGTGGTAGTTTAACTCGTAATCCTGAAACAGGATTGTATGAGGCAGGGTTTTTAGAGCAGATTCTACCTATTGTGGCTGCTGGTGCGGCTATGTATTTTACTGCTGGTGCTGCTACCCCTCTATTAATGAGTGCTGGTATGGGTGCTACATCGGCTGGTATTCTTGCGGGTGCGGGTGCTGGTGCCCTTATTGGTGGTGGTAGTGCAGCTCTTCAAGGCGGCGATGTTGGTAAAGGTGCTCTTATAGGGGGTATTGGTGGTGGTGTTACAGCTGGTATTGGTTCTGGTATTGAAGGTTTAAGTTCTGCTCCTACTGTAGAACAAGCCACTACACTTGGTACTAATGCAATTAATGTAAACCCTAGTACTGGCGCTGCTATTGATCCATTAACAGGTTCTGCAAACGTCCCTTCTGGTGGTACTGGGCCTGGTTCTGGTAACGTTCCTGCAGGGACTATGCCTCAAGCTCCTGGCACCCCTGCACAACCTGGTATTAACAATTTACCTTCTAGTGCCCCTAATCAAGCACCAATAACACCACAGCAAGCTGGTACCCTTAAATCTACAGATACAGATTTGTTAGATCGTTTAGCCGCACAAAAGGGTGTTTTGCCTGAAGGCGATTACAGACTTCCTACTCAAACTCCTGGGCAGCCTAATACTCCAATGAATCCAGGGGATAGAATTTTAAAACAACAAGCAGATGCAGTAGCTGCAGCAAAAGCCGATCCTAATTCAAGTTGGTGGTCTAAACAAACCCCATTAGAAAAAGCTGGATATACAACGGCTGGTGCTGGTCTTTTAGCTGCTATGAATCGAAAACAAGCAATGCCTCCAGTAGAAGATACATCTGATGATGGTAATTATTTAAAACGTATTTCTCCTAATTTCCGTGCCCAAGAGCCAATACAACCAAATCCATACTACCGTGCACAATACCCAACCTATGCTGCTGAAGGTGGAGTTATGATGGGTGCTGGTGGAATTGCTGATTTAGGTAGCTACTCAGATGGTGGTCGTTTGCTTAAAGGTCCTGGCGATGGCGTATCAGATAATATTCCTGCTACTATTGGTGGTCATCAACCTGCACGTCTTGCTGATGGTGAGTTTGTAGTTCCAGCACGTATTGTATCTGAATTAGGTAATGGTTCTACCGATGCAGGGGCTAAACGTCTTTATGCCATGATGGAACGGGTACAAGCTAAACGTAAAAAATCTATGGGTAAAGGTAAGTTTGCAGTTAATTCTAAGGCGGATAAAGACCTACCAGCATGAACTTAACTGTTAAGTCGGTACCCATTACTTTTTTCCATCAAACTTGGCCTTTGGTTGAACATTTTTTGGCGGATGCGTTAAAATGGGGCGAGGATGACTATACAGTGGAACAAGCTAAATCTTATTTAGCTAGAGGCGATTGGTTACTTTTGGTGGCAGTTGATGAGGAAAATGGAATACACGGTGCAGCAGCAGTTAATTTTAATAACATGCCTAACGATAGAATTGCTTTTATTGTTGCTATTGGTGGTAAGTTAATTAGTAATAAAGATACATACGAGCAGTTAATTGCTTTATTTAAAGAATATGGTGCCACTAAGATTCAGGGTGCCGCTAGAGAATCTATTGCACGGTTGTGGACTAGATATGGATTTAAAGAACGCTACAGGATTGTAGAGGCTAAGATATGAAAAGTTATTCGAGACGTGAACTATACGCTTTAGGCGAAACTTTAGGTGATTCCGTTACCCGTAAAAAATTAGGTGGTGGAATTATAGCTGGCGGTGGTGGCGGTGGCGGTCAAGCTCCCCCTTCAACTACTTATTCTCAAACTTCTAACGTTCCCGAATACGCACGCCCATATGTAGAGAACATGTTGCAATCTGCTCAAACGCAGATTTATAACGACGACATGACAACTTTTCGTCCGTACAAACCATATAGTTCAAACCCTAATGATTATGTAGCAGGGTTTTCTCCGTTACAACAATCTGCTCAACAACAAGCATATAACATGCAAATGCCTGGTCAGTTTGGTGCTGGCTCTGGACTAGCTGGTATGGCAGGTATGGGTTCATTAGGAATTGCAGGGCAAGCTGCTGGGGCAGGGCAACAATACGCACAACAAGCACAAAATCCAATGGCAATGCAAGGCTACATGTCACCATATATGCAAAACGTAGTTGACTATCAAAAACAATCTGCCTTACGTGATTACCAAATTGCTGAACCCATGCGTGCTAAGCAAGCTATGAATGCTGGTGCTTTTGGTGGTAGTCGCCAAGCTATTGAACGTTCAGAAGCGCAACGTAATTTAAATTCTCAGTTACAAGGTATCGAAGCTACTGGTGCACAAAACGCATTCCAAAATGCTCAACAAGCCCAACAGTTTGGCGCTAACTTAGGTATGCAAGGTTATGGCGCAGCCCTTCAAGGTTTAGGTCAAGCTAACCAAGCGGCTGGCACTTTAGGTCAGTTAGGTACTGCTCAACAACAAGCACAACAAGGGATTATTGGTACTCAATCTCAAATGGGTGCAGCGCAACAACAGCAAGAGCAACAAAAAATTAACCAGTCTATTCAAGATTACGCTACGGCTCAACAGTATCCGTTTATGCAGTTGGGTATGATGAATGCCATGTTGCGTGGCCTTCCGTTACAACAAAGTACTACCCAGCAGTATCAAGCGGCTCCTAATACGATATCTCAATTATCAGGTCTTGGTTTAACTGGCGCAGCAATGTACGGTTTAGCTAAGAAAAAAGGCGGTAAGATTGAAGAAAATAAAGGTAGTGGTTTAGCTGCACTTGAGTTAGACAGATTAATGGGTAAAAAATCATGAACAATCCAATGAATAACCCAATGGGTAGATATGCCCAAGTTGCTAAACAGTTAGAAAATCCAGCAGTTAAACTAGATACACTGGCAAGATATGCGCAGGGTCAAAATCCAGCAGTGCCTGAATTTTTAGCTTTAGCAGAAATAAAACGCCGTCAAAGTTTAGTTGCGCATACACCAGCTCCAGCACAAACTACGGTTCAAGAAGACTTAGTACGAGCAGCGGCACCTCAACCTATGATGCCACAACAGATGGCGGGTTTACAAGGTATGCAACGTCCGCAAGGCGTAGCTTCACTTCCTAGTGGTATGAACGAACAATCTCTTGCTGGTGGTGGTATTGTTGCGTTTGATGATGGTGGTTACGTAAACGAAGAAATGCAATATGCTGGTGGTGGTATTGTTGCGTTTGCTGGTGATAAGCGCAGTGATGTAGAAGACCCATATGCTGACAACGAATATATGAAACGTGTTTTACGTAACCAAGAAGCCGTGTCTGGTGACTTTGGTTTAGGTGAGTTAGCAAAACTTAGAAATTATGATCCAGTGCAAAGTAGCTATAGATTAGTTAAGCAAGGCATTATGGATCCTTGGAGTAGATTTATGAGGCAATCTCCTGGAGAGCAGGCTGTAGCATTTAACGCCGCTTCTGAAGCCCGTAAGGGAGACCGTCCAACTTTTGTTAATCGTCCTGAAGATACCGCCCGTGATGCAGCGGCAGTAGCAGCGGCAAAAGAAAAAGCCGCAATTCCAACAACTTCTGAGCAAGTTAAAAAGATGATGCCTGCTGAAGATATTAAGGGCGACGAGTCTAAATTGTTTGAAGCAGAAGCCAAAGCTAAAAATATAGTAAAAGAAACAGGCAATAGAAATTTACCTACTGTTGGCGAAAAAGGAAGAATGTCTCCTACTACGGGTGAAACAAAGCCTGGAGAAGATATGTATGCTAAGTATGAAGAAATGCTTAAAGGTCAAGCTGCAGAAAGTAAAGCCGCTAGAGATCAAGATAAGTATTTACGTTTACTTGAAGCAGGTCTTGGCATTATGGGCGGCACTTCACAACATGCTCTTACTAATATTGGTCAAGGCGCTATGGGTGCTGCTAAAGGATACGCACAAGATAAAGCTGGGTATAGAAAAGAAGACCGTGACAACATTAAAGAACTCATGGCTCTTGGTATGAAAAAAGAAGACGCTGCTCGTGAAACTGAAAAGCTTGCAATTATGAGAAAAGAAGCTGAAGGTAAAGGCGAATACTACGGCGCTTATGCAGATTTCCTTAAGTCAAAAGGTGCTAACCTTGGCAATGCTAGTGAAACTGCTATGGATAAAGCTAATCTAGCTGCTATCGGTAAGATGCACGCAGGGTTGTTAAAAGAAGCTGGCAAAATGGGTAGTCCATACTATGGAAAATCAGCAGAAGAATTGTGGCAGTTAGCTCAAGGTTTGGTTTTAAAAGGTGGCGGCGGTGCCCCTGCACCAACTACAGTACAATGGGGTAGTTTAGGCGCACCTACAAAACCATAAGGAATCGTAATGCCGTATAACGTCCAACTTCCTGACGGAAGAATTGTTGAAGGTATTCCAGATGACGTATCTCAATTAGATGCGAAAAAACGAATCCTAGAAGCTTTTCCCGATATAGCCGCTAAAGAAAAACGTGGTTGGGGTGAAGCCATTACTGACGTTGGAGCAAGTTTAGTTAGTGGTGCTGGACAGCTTGCACAGATACCCGGACAGATTTCTCAATTAGCTGGAATAACTAAAGCTGAAGAATCCGATACTGGGTTGCAAGGTATTGGTAAACAAATAGAACAGTTTGGACAAGAAGCCAAGTCGCCAATTCTTAGAGGTAAAGAAGCCGTACGGGCACAAAAGATTGAAAAGGCTGACGGTATATTAGCTGAGTTTGGTACAGCTATTAAAGAAACGGTTAAAGACCCAGCTTTGTTGACATCGTTTTTTGCGGAACAAATACCTAATTTACTTGGTTCATGGGGTGGTGGTCTAATTGCTCGTGGTACTACTAAAGCATTGATGGTCGGTGCTACTGAAGAAGCTCTTGGTAAAGCGGGTGTTCGTGGTGCGGTTGGTACAGGTGCTGCAATGCAAGGTGCCGATGTTGGTTCAGATACCTATGTAGCCGCATTTAAGGAAATTAAAAAACAAAACCCTGATATGTCCGATGAGGAAGCTACGGGTATTGCCTTAGCTAAAGGGCGTGTTGCCGCTATTGAAGCCTCTTTTTTATCTTTGGGCGCAGCTAAACTTCCGGGCGGTGCAACTATTGAACGTGCTCTTGCTGGTAAAGGTATGCCCGGCGTTGGTGGGTTTACTAAAGGTTTTGTAGGTGAAGCAGCATCTGAAGGATTAGAAGAAGGCGGCGGTAAGTTTATATCTAACGTAGGCTTGCAGGAGATTAACCCTGAACTTAGCTTAACTAAAGGTGTTGGTGCGGCAGCAGGTATGGGTGCGTTGGGTGGCGGCTTATTTGGTGGTGTATCGGGCATAGTTACAGGTAATAGAGAAGAACAAAGACTTCAAGCTATAGCCGACATTGAACAGTTTAAGCAAGACACAATTAGGGCACAGGAAGATGCGGTAGCAGCAATAGACCAAGCTCGTCGTGATGCCTATGAAGCCGAACAAAAAGCTACGGAAATGCGCATTATGCGTGAAAGACTTGGGGATAGATTTACTCAGTCTAACGCATACAATGAACTATTAACAGATGTTGAAACTTTAAAAGCAAAAGCAGAACAATCTGCACAAGCTGCGACAGATAAACGAGAAGCAGCCATTGCCCGCCAAGACGAATTAAAAGCTAAACAGTCTGCATTTTCTTATGTTGAGCCTAATGCCGAAGGAATAATAGAGCCTAGTCGCCCAATTACCGAAGCTGATTTTAAAGCTATGAATATTGGGGCTACAAATAAAAAACTAAGAGAGCAATTACTAGGTAAAGATTTAAGTGATCCTAAAGTAGCAAAAGAAGTTAAGACTATTTTAGAAGACTACGCTGGTGGTGATCGTGGTGTTAAAATTATTGAAGGTGTTACTGGGTTTTTAGAACGTCCTGAGTTTAGTGTTCCCGAGCCTAAGAAACGTGGAAGAAAATTAAAAGAGGTTGTAGAACAAGAAGTAGTAGCTCCTGCACCTAAACGTAGGATGAAGCCTTTAAAACCTACGGCAGAAGAAGTATTATCTCAAGAAGAACAAGATTTAATTAACCAGGAGTTACAAGATGAACAAGCAGCTCTTGAACAGCAAAGTATTGGGAAGGCTCCTACAGTTGTCAGCGGACCAAGTGAGTCAAGCGTTCGAGTGCCTAGCGACGGACTTGGAACCACCCCCGGAACTGAACAATCTGAACGACGAGGAATGGTTCCTGTTGGGAATGATGTTGGACAACCTATTGGAGGAGAAGCACCAGTCCAGCGTGCATTAGAAGAACCAGCAAAACCAATACTATTAGAACCCGGCGCAGAAAATTTAAATAAACGCCATATTAAAGAATATAAAGATGCTGCTGCTAATTATTTAGAAAAAGCCAACTATATTGGACAAAGAGCATTAGAGAATGTTGCTGGAGATTTATACGCCAAAGAAAACTTAACAGAAGCTAAACGTTTTTATCGTGGCTTATCTGATGCTCAGAAGAAGTTTGTTGATAACTTTACAGAAAAGACCCTAAAGAAATGGGAACGTCGGGGCACTGCATACAGTGAAGCCCTAGATAAACAACAAGCAGCCCGTGATGCGTTCCAAGAACAGCTAGACGAAGATCAAAATAACCCATTAGTTCAACGTGCAAAGAGCGGCGCAAAGACTGATGCTTTGGTTGATGCAGTACGTGCTGGTAATTTAAACGCAGCTTTAAACGCAATTTCAAAAGATACGTCTGATACTTTTAACCTTTTAGAAAAACTGGTTTCAAATCGTCTTTTGGCAAACAAGGGTAGCTTACCTAAAATTGAAGTTGTCCCTGCTGGAACTATTCAGAATGGTTCGGCGCAATACAATCCGTTTACCGATACTGTTCAAATTAATGACGGTGAAGTCGATTCGCATACTGTGTTACATGAAACAACACACGGTTTCTTACACGCACTCATTCAGAAGTTTGAACTAGAAGGCGCTAAGAACAAAGGTATTGCCGACCTTAAAAATCTATACGACTTTGTTAAAGAGAAACATCCTGAGCTTGCTGAAGAATACGGAATGCAAAGCCTTACTGAGTTTGCATCTGAGCTTATGTCTAACCGTGCATTCCAGCAAGAACTTTCAATGATTCCTTATCGGACAGAACACCAAAGTTTGTTTACTGCATTCATTCGTGCCGTATTAAACGCATTGGGGCTTTCACCTACTCAGAAACTTAGCGCTCTAGCATCCGGTTTAATGGCGGCTGACCGCAGTATGGCTATGGGTCGTAAGATTCAAGAGGATGTAGTAACAGGCAAAGAAACAATGCCTCCCCCTAAAGTAGCTAGAGAAGCTGATTTAGATGCCCTTTACGCCGCTACTGGAGCAAATAGCCGTGCTAAGCCTACCGAAGAAACAGGGGCTTTCCAAACTATTAAAGACTCTACAAAAAGTAGAGAAGCCGCCAAGTCTGCAGTTAGCAAGTTCCTAAACACCGCAGAGACAATGCTATTCTCCGCAGATTCTGCGTTAAATAATGCCATTCGTAAAGAATTAGAAAGCAATAAAACAGATTGGGAAACCGTCAAACAAATGATGTTTGAAGTAAGCACGTCTCAAGCTACCCATGCAGATGCAGTTGCAATGCAGTTTTTACAGCACGGTTCTCTTAAGTACGATCCTAAATCTTACAAATGGAAAGCAGAAAAAGCTGATGATAGTTGGGCGGGTATTGTTCAAGAACTAGCAAATATTGCTAAAAAGAATGGACTATCTACTGAAAAAGTTACTAACTACGCACAACAAGCTTTTGTTGCAAATCGTTTAAAAGGATTATCAAAAGCAGACCGTGATGTATATAGCCACATGACTCCTGAGCAGATCGAAGCTGGGCTTAAGTTTTTTGAGGTACTTCCTGAATTACGTGGCTTACAAGAAAAATGGAACAAAGTACGTAAAAACACAATGGACATAGCAGTTCAAAGTGGTTTGTATAGTGAAGAGCAGGCAAAAGAGTTACTAGATATTATGGACTATGTGCCGTTCTATCGTGTTGAGCAATTGGCACAAAGAGCAGGTCCTAAAGAGTATGGGCGTGGTTTAATTGATTTTGCTAAGAACTTTAAGATTAAAGGTAGTGAACAAGAAGTTGCAAACATATTTGATAATATGGAGCGTTGGACTAGCTACACCGTAGCCCGTGCCGTGAAAAACCGCAGTGCATTAAACTTATACGATACAGCTAAAAAGCTATTCCCTGACGAAGTTAAAGACTTACGCCAAGATGAGACTGTGCATCGTGAACAAAATACTATTGACTTATGGGTAGATGGACAACGTCAGAAGGTAGAGTTTAAAGACCCATTGTTTGTTTATGCCTTTACAGGTATAGAATCTGCCGCTATTCCGCATTTTGGTTTTGGTTCAGCTGCCGCAAATATTTTGCGTAAGAATATTGTATTGATGCCTTTGTTCTCTATTAGCCAGCTATCTCAAGACTCATTTGGTGCAATGCTTACATCGGGACTAAAGCATCCTTGGTTGTTACCTTTAGAAGTAGTTAAAGAGTTTACTAAAACTTTACGAGGTAGAAGTGCGGCAGCTACTGAATTAACTAAGTATGGTGCAGTTGGGGTTCGTGATTACTCAGCTACGTTTGTTCGAGAGAGTGCTGAAATTTTAGCTGGTTTAAAGACAGAAACTAAGTCAGGTGCGTTTATGAGAGCGCTTGAAAACTTTGCTATGGCTTCTGATAATGCAGTACGTCAGGCTGTCTATAACATGACTATGAAAGAAACAGGCGATAAGGCATTAGCAGTTGAGCGTGCGTTTGAGATTATTAACTTTAAGCGTGCTGGGGCATCGGGCAAAATTCAAATGTTGCGTCAGGTAATACCGTTCTTTGGTGCGTACTTACAAGCTCAAAACGTAGTCTATAAAACTTTATCGGGTAAAGGTATTGCGCCGCAACAGAAAAAAGAAGCTCGCCGTATTCTTACCTCTAACGCTTTAAAGATTGGTGCTTTGGCATTTATGTATGCCGCCCTTGCTAGCGACGACGAAGATTATCAGAAGATGGATCCAAGCATTCGTGACCGTCATTTATTGATTCCAGGTACTAGCTTTATGTTGCCTTTGCGTAGTGACTTAACTCTTATGCCTAAACTTATTGCAGAGTATGCTTACTTAGGTACAACTGATAATACATTTACTGACGGCAAAAAGATTCGACGTGCTATGGGTAGTGCATTGGCTGAAGCGGTACTTAGCCCGACTGTTGTGCCGCAAGTAGTTAAACCTTTCTTGGAAGTAGGTACAAACCATAACTTCTTTACGGGTCGTTCTATTATTGGTCAGCACTTAGCAGGTTTAGAAACTGAAAAGCAATATACAACCAGCACTTCTGAACTTGGTAAATTTATTGGTAGTTCGGGATTGATTGCCCCAGTAAATGTAGACCATATAATTAAGGGAGTTACAGGCACTACTGGCGGTTTAGTTTTGCAGTTTACAAACGCATTGGTAAATGGTGTTAGCGACCAGCCTAGACCTGAAAAGAGTTGGCAAGATGCAATTGCTACTACACCCGGCTTAAGCGCATTTGTTGCTAGAGAGTATGGCAACGCAGATAAGAATGACTACTACGAACTTAGAGATGAAGTTTCTAAAGCCGTCAATACTTTAAACGATATTGAGAAACATGGCACGTATTTGGAATACAAAGAGTTTGAGGGTAAACGTACAGACTTACTTAAAGTAAAAGACCAAGTAAATAATATCAATAGGCAGTTATCTGAGCTACGTGCCTACGAGAGAGATATTATTGAAGCACCTGCGTCTAAGATGGATGCAGAGAAAAAAGGTCAAGAGATTGAGCGCATTCGTCAGATGGAAAAGAAAATGCTTGAGAATGTGCATCAGCTAAGGCAAATGGCTGGCTACTAAAAAATACCCCGCCGAAGCGGGGTTAAGTCCTCAATGTGGGGTCGAGGAGAAGAGTGATGTAACTATATCACTTAACTCTCCATAAGCGCAAGCCATACCGTCCATTTTCTACGACTTGCTTGCATTTAACCTCAATTCCTAGCCTTTCAGCCTCCTCCAGTAGGTCTTTTTCATGCGCCCTACGGTCTAAGCAGGGGATAAATATAGACTGTTCAGGTTCAAGCCGCTTCCAAGGGATCAAGAATATCTGATTTAATATTTTCAACATTTAGTAAGGCTTCTTCCCTAAAGAACTCCAGCTTGGTAGCATCAAACACTAGGGCTGGTGCATTTAGATTGGTATCTACAATAGTCCCTGAAGTCATACGCTTGCGTTTTTGACCTAGGAAAGCCCCACTCTTTTTGTGCATAGCCAGCGACTCGTCAAAGTTTAACTGGGATTTATTACACTCAGCACGGTACTCCTTAGCAACCACGTATAAAAGCTTTGTATCGGGTTCGTAACGTGCGGTTAATGCACCCCTTGGTTCTCTAATCGGACCTGTCTCCAAGCCTGTCTTGTGGTCTTTCTTGCCGTTAATAACCAGCACCTCATGGAACTTACGCTGTATAAAGCCGCTAAGGAAGTCGCTATTCTCAGATACCATCTGCTTGTTCTGCGCCCTAGATTCTTTAATGTGCTTAATTATGTAAGCCATTACGGGTTTGTGGTCAATATTATGTAGTCCTAAATTCTTGGCAATAATCCCCCCAGTTATGGCAATAGCCGACATAGCTGACCAATACCGTTCTTGGGATTTAATCTCCGCCGCATTTTCAATCTTAACCTGTATGTCACCTAAGAACTTAATAACCTCGGGTAGATGCCCAACTACATATTGCATGAATGGAAAGATAGCGTGTCCGTAGTTAGTATGTAGACGGCTGAAGTGTTGCCTTGCCCATACAGGATCGTCGTTGGCATCGTTAAAGATATGCAACTCCATCATACGCATTAGTTCGCCTTCAGGAAAAGCCTTGATAGAAAGCAAGTCATCACGCAGGGAGCGGTTAGACGTTGTGATTAGTCCTGTTGCCCACTTGGTATGGTTAAGGCGCTCAGCATTGTTCTGAGACTGCATACGGTTCTTAGCACGACCCTCAGTAATATCGTAAGCCAAGTTAGACTTCTGCTGGGGATCCATGTTTGTCATCTCATCAAACAAGATAGGGATGTTTTGGAATGTACCAATACGTTGTAGCTTCTGATTGTATGTATCTTTAACTCGCATAAAGCTATCTTCGGGGTGTCCATAAATACTGCCAATGGTATGCAGTACCGTAGTTTTTCCTGAACCTGACCCTTGAGATTTAAGACTAAGTAAATATCCTTTGAGGTTAGTAAACTTTAACAACACGTTACCAAAACCCATAAAGAAAGCAAAAGCTTTAGCTTCCATCTCCTGTCTAGCATACGCATTGATGACATCTTTCCAAACATGGAAGTCGCCTTTCTCCCTGAACATTGGGACAAGTTCAATAGTCGTAGCGGTAGGGGGACTGTATTTAACTTCAGTAGCGGTAATCTCTTTATCGCCAATAATAAAACCCGAGTCGTCAGGTAGCCAACCAAATTGTTTGCGTGCTAGTTCTGCCTCCGTGCTTGCTTGCAGTTCTTCTACCCATCTAGTTATGTATGCCATAAGTACGTTTACTTTCTTACCTAGTATTGCTACACCGTGTTTGCCAACGGTATCTCTAAATCTTTCCATAGCCAGTACGTCAGTCAAAGGCATAATAAATTCTTTAACTCCATCCTTCGGTAGATGCAAACGTAATAAAACGCTTTCTCCTCTATCGGGGTCATTCATACGTTTAACTGCATAGAAGTCATACGGGTAAATCATCTGCACTTCTTCGTCACCGTCTTCATTTTTTAACTTCGCATATATCCCACCAGCCGCCCCTCTTGTATAAGGGAATGGAAACTTAGGAATCTGATACGTTGTAGGTGCTTCGCCTTCTTCTGCTGGAACTTCTACTACGTTATCTTCTTCTTTAGCTTCTGCAAACTCCTTGCCTAATTGAATAGGAGAAGTAATATTTAGTTCGCAACCTCTGCATCCTTCAGGAGAATTGTTTTTGTACCATGAGCAGGTATAAGGACCTTTTGTGGTACTAGCTTTATTAAGAGAAGTCTGAAGATTGTAGTCAGGATGCTTACCACCCATAACCTCAATAGACTTTTCACTATCTATGCACCTACTGATGATGCTTAGTGAAGCCCTCCAAAGCGGTTCGGGTAATGTTGCTTGCTCGTCATAAGCAATCTTCATTTGTTGGCATCCTGTGCCATCCATAGACTTTATAAATATTGTCTTAAAGCGGGACTGCGTGCTACCCATTAACGCTAAGGTCATAGCATCCATCTCACGGGGTACAAA